CAAGCAGCCTATCGTGGCGAAGCACACACAATGACATTTGATCAATGGCTTGACTTTTGGAACACTGATTGGGCTTGGGAAAATCGTGGTCGTAAGGTAACTGACCTCTGTTTGACTAGAAAAGATCCTAATGGTGCTTGGAGCCAAGACAACTGTGAAATAATCACTAGGCATGAACAGTTTATTCGCCAGGGTGCCAAACGATTTGGTGGAAAACGCAGAACCTACGTAAAGAAGAGCGATTACTGGAAATAAACAAAAAGCCCCAATAATAAGGGGCTTTCTTTTGACATGTGTTAAATAAACATATGGAAGAACCAAAAGACAATCTCACCTCTAATGATTTAGGCGCATGTGATCATGAGAATCTGCCTGAGCAAGAAACTGCCCGAGCAAAAACAGGACCTAAGCCTAAAGAACTTGTTGAAGCTACCTATGAAGGCATATGTGTAGGACGTGACAAGAAAGTTATTGATCCAGAAGATGTGCGTAAGTTAGCAGCACTCAGCTGTAGTGATCGTGACATCGCGGACTTCTTAGGCATTAAAGAAGATACACTTAGATACAACTTTGCGGATATCTTACTAAAAGGTCGTGCTGAAGTAAGAATCACTTTACGGCGTGCAATGCTGGACAATGCCTGCAGAAATAACTCAGCAGCAGTGCAAATTTTCCTTGCTAAGAACTTGCTGGGAATGCAGGACACACCAACTAACAACGAAGATCAGAAACCATTGCCTTGGGACTCAGTAGAATAATGCTGATAGTTTTTCCCTTGGGAGTGGCATTTATTGCTCTAATATTGTGGGCTATCTATAAAGGTTGGGGCGGATGACTAAAAACACAAAAGATATTTGCTACAAAGGAAACAAATGAAATATCAAATACTACAGGGTGATAATCGCCAAACCCTTAAAACTCTCGCTGATAACTCAATAGACGCTATCGTTACAGATCCCCCTTACGGCATTGACTTCTTAGGTAAAAGTTGGGACGCCAACACAGGAGCACTTGAAACATATCAAGAATGTTTGAGAGTGTTGAAACCAGGTGGACACATATTAGCGTTTTCAGCGGCAAGAACCTATCATCACCTTGCCATCACACTGGAACAAGCAGGTTTTGAGATCCGTGATCAAATAATGTGGATCTATTCATCAGGCTTTCCTAAGAGTCAGGATGTTGGCAAGCAGTTAGATAAAAAGAACATTGACAATGAATGGAATGGTTGGGGAACAGCCTTAAAGCCAGCACACGAGCCTATAGCATTGGCCCGTAAGCCTATCAAACTCAGCATAGCAAAGAATTGCCAGCAGTGGGGCACAGGAGCATTGAATATTGATGCTACTCGTATTGATTGGGAACCAGGTGAATTAGAAAAGGAACAGGCTTGGAGAGAAAAATATAGTAGTAAGAACACAGGTGGTCCAACATTCAGTGAAAATGATATTGATTTACAACGCAAATCAATTACAGATACTTCTGTAAAAGATGCTCCATTACAAGGACGCTTCCCCAGCAATGTCCTCGGTGAAATACCAGACTATCAAAAGTATTTCTACTGTCCCAAGGTGAGCCGCAAAGAAAGACACATTGGGTTTGACACTACAAACATTCCTACTGATCCTAGTGGCTATCAAGGTGTTAGCAACGGTGGAAACTATATTGAGAAGAAACAAGGTGTTGAAACATTAAAAGAATCTTTAACAAGCATTGGTGGATATTGGTGTGATGAACAAGGTAATAAAATAGACTGTGAATCTGCACACGGTAAGTTGGCCTATGTTCCAGGTGCTGGAGTTATCCTAGTTCACGGTGTAAAACACGAAGTAGAAAAATATCGTAAAGCTAATAATATTGTTGGTGCTAATGTAGGCAACAACCACCCCACAGTCAAGCCCATAGAGCTTATGAAGTATCTTATCAAACTTATTACACCACCAGGTGGCACTGTATTAGATCCTTTTAACGGTAGTGGAAGCACTGGCTGTGCCGCAGTAGAACTAGGATTCAACTACATTGGCTGTGAGTTAGACCCTGCTTATGTAGCCATTGCCAACAAGCGTATTGCAGCTTGGAACAAACAAGATACAACCTTTGAAGAACTGTTTGAATGAAACTCAGTGACCCACAAACACTAATAGCCAATGACCCACATAGATTTAAGGTGGTCATAGCGGGAAGGCGTTTTGGTAAAACATTTCTCTCTATTAGACAACTGTGTTATCACGCTAGAATACCCAACAAAGAAATATTTTATATTACCAGCAGTTACCGCAGTGCCAAGATGATTGTGTGGAAGCCCTTAAAAAGACGCTTGCTAGATCTACGTTGGGCAGCTAAGGTGAACGAAAGTGAACTATCTATTACACTAAAGAATGGATCAACGATTAGTCTTAAAGGTGCTGAGAACCCTGATAGTCTACGTGGACCCAGCCTGAGTTACTGCGTCATAGACGAAATGGCAGAGGTAGATCCTGAACTTTGGTATGAAGTCATTCGTCCAGCTTTGGCAGATCAGCAGGGTGGTGCTATGTTTATTGGCACACCTAAAGGCAAAGGCAACTGGAGCTATGACCTATTCTGTCAAGAAGAACACTTAAATGATTGGAAGAGCTGGCAGTTTAAAACGATCGACGGTGGATGGGTCACTGAAGAAGAAATAGCTGCTGCTCGTCAAGAACTAGACGCAAGAACTTTTAGACAAGAATTCGAAGCATCATTTGAAACATTTGAAGGCACAGTGGCCTACAATTTTAGCAGAGAGCTGAACATTAAGACGCTAGCTGCTCCTGATTTAAGAACACTGCACATAGGAATGGACTTTAATACCAGTCCGGTAACAGCCGCTGTGTATGTTCAACAAGGTAAGGAGATGTATCAAATTGACGAAGTCCACATGCTTAATTCTAATACCGCCGAAATGGCACAAGAAATATCTCGAAGATATCCAAAGAGCCAAATCATCTGCTATCCAGACCCAGCAGGTCAACAAAGAAAAACATCAGCGAGTGGTGCCACGGATTTTACAATCCTACGCAACGCTGGATTTGAAGTAAGAGCACCAAGGGCACACAATCTTGTTCGTGATCGTATTAACAGCTACAATGCAAGATTATGCAGTAGTGATGGCATTAGACATCTCTTTATTGATGCCAAGTGTAAATATACAATAGAGTCCTTGGAGAAGTTTTGCTATAAAGAAGGAACGCAAGTTCCTGATAAAGGACAGTGGGACCATTCTTTCGACGCTGCAAGTTATTGCATTGATTATCTATTCCCAATCAAACGTGATAGAGATCCTAACCTAATACAACCACAACGTTGGGGACATGCCCTAGCATAAAGGACACAACATATGAATTCAATCGAAACACTAGCAACGGAAATAGCCACATTAACCAGCGGCAATAAACTGTATGACACTTATCAACCTATTTGGAAGTATCTACTTGAAAGTTATGTAGGCGGCGAAGAATATCGCAACGCTGGACACTTGACCAAGTATCAACTTGAAACTGATAAAGAATACGCTGCTAGATTAAGAGCAACACCCCTAGAGAATCACTGTCAAAGTGTTATTTCAGTTTACAACAGTTTCTTGTTTCGTAAAGAACCAGATAGAGACTTTGGCAACAACACAGAAAGTTTTGAACTAGAAATGTTCTTACGTGATGCTGATCTAGATGGTCGTAGTCTTAATGCATTCATGAAGGATGTGGCAACATGGACCAGTGTATTTGGAGCCTGTTGGATTGTGGTAAGCAAGCCCAATGTAGGTGCAGTCACTGTGGCAGATGAACAGGCACAGGGCATTAGACCCTATGTGTCAATGCTAACTCCTATGGTAGTGCTTGATTGGAGATGGGCACGAGCACCAAGTGGACGTTATGAACTTGTTTACTTCAAATACCTAGAAGATGTCAACGGTGATGTTCGTGTGGTAAAAGAGTGGACACCCACTGACATTACTACAACTACTGTGAATGTTAAGAATCCAGAAATCATTGAACAGATCATTGAGGTCAATGGCTTGGGCAAGATCCCAGCTGTGTGTGCCTACAATGGTCGCAGCACAGTGCGTGGCATTGGTGTTAGTGACATTGCTGACATTGCTGATCAACAACGCTTTATCTACAACGCTACCAGTGAAGTTGAAGCCAGCATTCGTATGAATACACATCCTAGTCTTTGCGTAACCTCTGAAACAGTCATAGGCACTGGCGCTGGTTCAATCATACAAATGGAAAGCAATCTTGATCCAGGATTAAAGCCTTATCTATTAGAGTTTACAGGTGCTAGTGTAAGTTCAATCTATGAAGCAATCAATCATGCTGTTGATACTATTGATAAAATGGCCAATACAGGTGCAGTTCGTGCTACAGAAAGCCGCACCATGTCCGGGGTAGCAATGGAGACTGAATTCGCCTTGCTGAATGCTCGTCTAAGTGAGAAAGCAGACAACCTAGAACTTGCAGAAGAACAGATGTGGCAACTGTGGTTTGAATACCAAGGTGAACAGTGGATGGGCGAGATTGATTACCCAGGTTCATTCAATATCCGTGACACTGGCAGTGAGATTGCACAGCTACAACAGGCCAAAGGCGCTGCCACAGATCCTGCTGTGCTGCGTAAGATTGATGAACATATTCTAGAATGGATGGATGAAGAAACAGAAGTTCTACCATTTATTGATCCAAATCCACAACCAGGCAGATTGTATCCAGATGGTGAGCCAATCAACTCAAACTTGCCTGCAGCCTATCAACCAGCCAGCAACCCAGCTGTTCCAGAAGGCCAAAACTGTGCCAACTGTGAATATTACAAACCTGGTGAACTGTATTGCACCAAGTTTGATGCACCAGTTCGTGCTGTATTCTGGTGTGCCAAGTGGGAAGAAGCAGAGTATGAAGAATAAAGTGCCGGGAGCGAATCGGTGAAACTAAAGAGCACAGGGATCAAGGGCTATAGGCTAGAACAACTAGAAGAACAAAATGGTCTCTGTGCTCTGTGTGGAGACTTAATCATTGATGATGCTGTTTTAGATCATGATCATAAGACAGGATTGATTCGAAAGGTTCTACATCGTGGCTGCAACTCAATGCTGGGCAAGATTGAAAACAACATGCCTCGCAGTCGTATGAATCGAGACCGTCTAAGAACATTTGCTTTGAATCTCATGCAATACATTGAGACTGAACACACTGACGTCACACATCCTACACACAAAGAAAAAGCAGTTAAGAAAAGGAAATAACATGCCCATTCATAAAGCAACAGGCCCTAGAGGCGGTAAAGGATATCAATATGGAACCACAGGCAAAGTATATCCTACTAGAGCACAGGCAGTAAAACAAGCGCAGGCCATCAAAGCAAGTCAAGCAGCAGCTAAAAAGAAGAAATGAAATATCCTGTATATCCTGAACCTAATGGCTATGACAGACCTATTAACCCATATGGAGATCATTATGAACAATGAACAACACAGTCCACTACCAGTAAGAGGCATGAGAACCGCTAAGAATAAAAAGCGTCCTAAGCCTCCTAAGAAATACTAAGTTTCTGAACAAAATACTCTATTTTGTGTAGATATCTTTCAATCTACATAAATATTCTTATAACACTCTGAAGGGAGGCGATGCACAATGTCAGATAATACATTGGTAACAGATAACGCAACTGATGCGGCCACTGAACAAACAGGAAATCAGGCACAAGCAGACAAAACTTATAGTCAACAAGAAGTAGACAACATGATGGCCCGCATGAAGGGATCATTAGAAAAGAAACTTCTGAAACCATATCAAGATCTAGGTGATCCTGAAGAGCTACGTAACATCAAAGGTGATTATGAAAAGCGTCAACAGGAACAGCAAATCAAGCGTGGTGAGTTTGAAAAAACACTACAAGAGTTAGCTGCTAAAAAGGATGCTGAAATCCAAAAGAGAGACTCAGTCATCAAAGATTATAAGGTCAACATGCCCTTGTTAAGTGCCGCAGCCAAGTTCAATGCCGTAAATGCAGAACAGGTCAAAGCACTATTAGCAAATCAAGTTAGGCTTAATAATGATGGTGAAGTAGAAGTAGTAGATGAAAAAGGCTCTGTCAGATATAATGATCGAGGCGAAGCGGTTGGAGTAGATGATTTAGTGCGTGGCTTCTTGGATTCGAATCCGCACTTTAGAGTTGCTAACCCCAGCACTACTAATACTAAGAGCAATGTCTCTAGTGGATCAAGCGAAAAACTGGATATCTCAAAACTAAACATGAGTAATCCAGAACACCGTAGACTTTATGCGGATTATCGCAAGAAGAGCGGTTTAGCCTAACAAATATCAAGGAGAATTATTATGGCTGGTTCAACAACAACAACCCTAAATGACCTGTTACCAAGCATTGTTGCAGAAGCAATGTTCGTAGCAAACGAGCGCAGTATCATGCGCGGTCTCGTTAAAAACTACACTTTGGCCGCTGGTCAAGGTAAGACTGTTACTGTTCCTGTGTATCCACAAGTTTCAGCAGCAGCTATCACTGAAGGTGATATTATCAGCAACACTGAAATCAGCACAGCTGGTGCAACTCTAACAGTTGCTACAAACGCTATCCGCACTATGGTTACTGACTTGTCAGTTGCTGGTAGTTCTAGCAATGTAGTTGCTGACTTAGGTCGTTTATTCGGTGAAGCTATTGCTCGTAAGATTGACAAAGATCTAACAGCATTGTTTGCTTCTTTCTCTAACGGTGTAGGCGACTATACTGGTGCTGTTACTGCTGCTTCAATCTTCAACTCAGTTGCAAAACTACGTGGTGCTGGTGTTAGCTTAGATGGTATGGTATGCGTATTGCACCCAGAAGTCGCTTATGACTTAAAGGCTGCATTGACATTAGGTGGATCAACTGCTGCATTCTCTATGGGTGCTTACAGTGAAGTTGGTAACGAAGCAATGCGTCAAGGTTATGTAATGCAGTTAGCTGGTGTTCCAATCTATGAAACATCAAACATTGACTACGTGACCAACGTTGGTGACTTCCCAGGCGCTGTGTTCCACAGAGATGCATTGGGTCTTGCTATGATTGGTGATGTTCAAATCGAAACAGCTCGTCGTATTGATTACCTAAGCACTGAAGTTGTTGCATCTTGCCACTATGGTGTTGGTGAACTACAAGACAGTCTTGGTCGTTACTTGAAGTTTGATAGTTCTATTAACAACTAATAGGAGACAGTGATGGCTTTCATTAAAAACGGAAACACTGTTATCAGTTTTGCAGAGTATCAGGATGTTGTTGATGCAGATCAGCGACTTTTTGATGCCAATGAAGGCCTCACTGACGACGTAGTTGATGTCGCATTACAGCGAGCCACTGAACGCATTTTAACAAAGATGCGTAACACGTCATGGTGGAAGAACTATTACATAACACGTGATAGTTCTTTATCATACAACACAGCGGCCGATGTTCCTGCATTAAATGCCAATAAGATCATAGATCGTCAAAACGATTTTAGAGATCTATGTGTGTTCACTGCTCTTGCTGATTATCTGTTACCAAACATAGCAGACTTCAGCAACAATGAATCAGCAGAACGCCAGAAGATGGGCTACTACACTAATCGTGCAGAAGCCTTGTTTGGTGAGTTGGTAGCAGCAGGTGACTGGTATGACTTTGATGGCAGTGGTGCAATATCCTCAGCTGAAAAGTCACCTGGACAGTATAACTTGAAGAGAGTGCGATGAGACAGGCTATTTGGGATCATATAGACGACCTTAGTAAGGGCACTTTTACCCTTACCAATGAACTTCCCTGGGACAGTTCAGGTTCACCTTTATACCTTAAGAATATTAAGCGTATCTATGTGAATGTGGATCAAGTCACTGAGGAGTTAGTCTATGCTACTCTAAATGGCGTTTGTATCAATAATGAAATAACTACTGTAAGTGCTTATTTTGCTTGCGATGCAAAGCAACTACCCGCTAACTATGAAACTTTAGTATCTGCTATTAGAGGTGCCAAGAATAGCACAGACATTACCGGTGTAAGCCGTCGTGAATGTGATGTTACCACTACCTTTGAATCAGATATGCTCGTAACAGAGTTTGAATTTAGATTTATCAACGTAATTAACTAACATAAGGAGCCAACAAATGGCATATATCAATCCAGCACCAGGCACAGCAAGTCAAATTGTTCTATCAATTGACACTGTAGCCAGTTCAACAATCACAGGAGATCCTCCAACAGCAATCGCTCTTGGCGCATCAGCATTACTTGTTCCTGCGATTCAAGACGTTACAGTTAACGCTGCTAACGATGTTTTTACATGGAGTCAGTTAGACTCTACAGCCAAGCAACAAATTGCTACAACTTCAACAAATTCATTATCTATGAACATTGTTGTTGATGACGCAGCGTTCTTTGGCACTACACTGAACTCAGCCCAAAGTGATACCGTGGCAGCACAAGGCCTATTAGGTCTAAGCCGTAACAAGACTTTTATTGCTTTTACTCTAAAGATGCGTGAAAACTCATCTACAGACAGAGTTTTAAAAGGACGCGGTTACATTACAGGTCTTGCACCAACTGTTTCAGCAGACGCACCTGTATGGGTATCACCAATCACTATCACAGTGACTGGCGAGTATCTCGTAGCAACATCCTAATTAAAACTTAGGTTCAGCAAAATAGGCTCTTTTTAGGGCCTATTTTCATTTAACGGTTAAATATAAAGTAGGAAAAAGATTTATGGATATACTTGACGCAAAGACGGACAGCGAACTGCTGAGAAGTATTGTTGCTGAATTGGCCAAGACTCGCAATGAGTTGGCCTGTGCCAAGGGCGACATAGATAAAGCCACCAGTAGAATAACATTTCTATTAGCAGTGGCCAACACAGTTTTAAACAGATCAAAGGAATAAAGATTTATGGATATTAGCAAATTTGCAA